CCCATGCCTCCCGTGAGCAAGATCGACCTATTGCCGGCCGAGGTACGCGACGAGCTGGATCGGCGCCTGGTCGCCAATGCCTTCGGCGGCAGCATCTCGCTGTCCGAATGGCTGGGCGAGCAGGGCTATGAGATCAGCAAGACCACCGTCAACGAGCGGGCCAAGCGGCTCAAGCGCCGCCTGGCCTCGATCAGTGCCAGCACCGAGGCCATGAAGCTGGTGGCCGAGCAGGCGCCGGATAATGCCGCCGAGCGCGGCAGTGCACTGCTGGGCCTGCTGCAGACCGACCTGTTCGAAGCGCTGCTGCAGTTCCAGGAAGCGGCCGACCAGGACGATGAGAGCATTTCCCCAGCCGATCGCATTGCGCTGTACAGCAAGGCGGCTAAGGCCATTGCAGAACTGACCCGCTCTTCCATCGTGCGCGAGAAATGGGCCGGCGAGATCCGCCAGAAGGCGCTGATCGACGCTGCCAGCCGGGTTGAGGAAGCGGCACGCGCACAGGGCCTGGACGCTGCCGGGGTGGATTTCTGGAAGAACCAAGTGCTGCATGGGGTCGGCTAAGTGAGCGCACTCGGTTCCCTGCCCGATACCGAGCGCATCCTGGACTGGGATGAGTTGCCCGAGAGCGTGCGCGCCATTTCGGCCAACTTCGACATCAGTAAGGCTGGCGTGCTGATGGCCCATCAGTCCGAATGGATCCGGATGCAGGAAGGGCTGGATATCGCGGTCTGCGAGAAGGGGCGCCGTACCGGCATCACCTTTGCCCAGGCCTTGGCCGACACCATCACTGCGGCTTCCGCTAAGGACGCCGGCGGCGACAACGTGTGGTATATGGCCGACACCAAGGAAAAGGGCCTGGAGTTCATTGGCTACGTGGCCAAGTTCGCGCCGATCATCGCTCGAGGCCAGGCCTCGCGGATCGAGCAGCACATCTTCCAGGACCAGCAGCCCGACGGCACCAGTCGGCAGATCCAGGCGTTCCGAGTTCGCTTCGCCAGTGGCTTCCGTATCACGGCACTGTCCTCGCGCCCGGAGAACATCCACGGCCTGCAGGGCGTGGTCGACCTGGACGAAGCGGCGCTGCACAAGGACGTGGCCAAGGTGCTCGAGTCGGCCACCGCGCTGCTGATCTGGGGTGGCCGCATCCGCGTGTGGTCCACCCACCGTGGCAAGAAGAACCCGTTCAATCAGCTGGTACAGGACGTCCAGGCAGGTCGCTACGGCAAGAAGGCCGGGGTCATCCGCATCAGCTTCGATGATGCTGTGTCCAATGGCCTGTACGAGCGGGTCTGCGCCATGCGTGGCAAGGTGGCCACCGCCGAGGGCAAGAAGGAGTGGTACACCGCCATCCGCTCGGCCTACGGCCCGCGCAAGGCCGCCATGCGCGAGGAGCTGGACGTCATCCCGCGCGATGGCGATGGCTCAGCCATCCCTTCGGTCTGGATCGATCGGGCCATGCCCGAGGTCCGGCCCGTGCTGCGCCTGGTCTTCGATGATGACTTCCCCAAGCGCTCTGAGAAGGAGCGCGAGATCTGGTGCTCGGTCTGGATTGCTACCACGTTGCTGCCCGTGCTCCGTGCTGCGGTGGCCGGGTTCACCGGGCGCTGGGCGATCGGCATGGACTTCGCGCGCCACCGTCACTTCTCGGTCATCAAGCCTGCCAAGGTCGGGCAGGATCTGCGCCGCGACGTGCCGTTCCTGATCGAGATGGCCAACGCGCCCACCCGCCAGCAGGAGCAGATCCTGTGGGCGCTGCTGGACGCGCTGAAGGAAGGATTCCCTGGTCGCTGGTCATTTGCCGGCGATGCCACTGGCCCCGGCCAGACCTTGATGGAGTACACCGGCGACCGCTACGGCCGGGCTGAGCTCGATACCGAGACGGGCCGCTACGTCGGTGGCCCAATCCACGAGGTCACCCTGTCGCGCCCCTGGTACGGCGAATGGATGCCCAAGTACATCGCGCTGTTCGAAGACGGCTTCCTCAGCCTGCCCAGGGACGCGTCCCTGGAAGACGACCACCGTGCAGTGGAGTACGTCGACGGCATCCCGATGGTGCCGCGTCTGGAGCGAAAGGACCTGCAGGATCCGGAGCTGGTGCGCCACGGCGACGGCGCGATCGCCGGCGTGCTGATGCAGTTTGCCGCACTCAACCACGTCACCTCGGTGCCCATCGAGTTCCAGGCGGCCGGCGCGCGCGCCTACATCGGCGACGGCCGAGCAGACGGCGTGGCCACCGTCGTGGCCGATGATGCCTTCGGCACGGTCAGCGGCGGAAATGATTTTGGAGGATATGCATGACCACCGCCCGCCCAGAGATCGGCCGCGAGATTGCCACCACTGCCGATGGCATCGACATCACCCGTGGTTACACCGGGCCACTGCTGCTGCCCTTTGACAGTGTCCTGCGCAACCGCGGCGGCTACGACCTTCAGATCTACGAACAGGTGCTGTCCGACCCGGAGGTGAAGACCACCTTCGGCTCTCGCCAGGATTCGGTGGTGGCCTGCGAATGGCAGGTGGAGCCCGGCGGCGAGAAGCGCATCGACCGCCAGGCGGCAGAGTATCTGCAGGAGCAGCTGCATGGCATCGGCTGGGACAACGTCACCCGCAAGATGCTCTTCGGCGTGTTCTACGGCTATGGCGTGGCGGAGATCCTGTACAAGGTCGACGGTACTCGCATCGGCCTGAAGGACATCAAGGTTCGTAACCGTCGGCGCTTCCGTTACGGCAAGGAAGGTGACCTGCGCCTGCTCACCCAGACCCAGATGACCGAGGGCGTGCCTGCGCACGCGCCTTACTTCTGGAACTTCTGCTCCGGTGCCGATCACGACGATGAGCCGTATGGCCTGGGCCTGGCGCACTGGCTGTACTGGCCGGTGCTGTTCAAGCGCAACGGCCTCAAGTTCTGGCTGATCTTCCTGGAGAAGTTCGGCATGCCCACCGCCGTCGGCGAATACGACGAAAATGCTACCGATCCAGAGAAGGCCAAGCTGCTGCAGGCCACACGCGCGATCCAGACCGACAGCGGCATCATCATGCCCAAGGGCATGGCGCTGAGACTGCTGGAGGCCGGACGGAGCGGCACGGCCGATTACAAGGCCCTGCAGGACTACATGGATGCCACCATCCAGAAGGTGGTGCTTGGCCAGACCGCCAGCACCCAGGGCACGCCCGGCAAGCTGGGCAACGACCAGCTGCAGCGCGAAGTGCGCCGCGACATCATTACCTCCGATGCCGACCTGGTGTGCGAGTCCTTCAACAAGGGGCCAGCGCGCTGGCTCACCGAATGGAACTTCCCCGGCGCGGCCATTCCTCGGGTCTATCGCGTCACGGAAGAGTCGGAGGATCTGGACGCTACCGCCAGCCGCGACAAGAAGATCCTCGACCTGGGCTACAAGCCCAAGCAGGTCTACATGGATCAGACCTATGGCGACAACTACGAGCCGGTCCAGGCGCCGCAGGAGCCGCCTGCGGCACCGACGGCGATCGATGGCGCCGAGTTCGCCAATGCCGGCGGTGCGGTAGTCAGTTTGCTGCGCAGGCACTATCCCGCCGCCTTTGCCGACAGCACCCCGAAGACGCCCGATCCCGCTGTCGAACTGGGCCAGCAGCTCGATCGCCGGCTGTCGCCCATTGGTGCTGGATGGGTCGAGCAGATCCGCCAGCTGGTCGATGAGGTCGACTCGCTGGAGCAATTGCGCGACCGGCTGTTTGAGCTGCACCCGAACATGACCCTGGACGACTACGCCTCGGTGATGGCCGATGCGATGACGGCAGCGACGCTGGCTGGCCGTACCGACATCCAGGGCGCGGGAGACTGATCAATGGCCGGGGTTGCCTACGCTCAACTGCCGTTCCGGGAGCAGATCGAGTTCTTCCGTCGCAAAAAGAACGTGCTCACCGAGAGCTACCTGGACGTTTGGGAGTCGGAGCACGACACCAGCTTCATGGTGGCCGGTGCCAACCGTGACGCTCTGCTGGCGGACTTCCGGCAATCCATCGATCGGGTCATTGCTGAGGGGCGGACTCTTCAGCAGTTCCGGGAGGACTTCGACCGGATCGTGGCCACGCATGGTTGGGACTACAACGGCGGTCGGAACTGGCGCTCACGGGTGATCTACGAGACCAACCTGCGCCAGAGCTACAACGCCGGACGCTGGGCCCAGCTGCAGCAGCTGATCAAGGTGCGGCCGTTCTGGCGCTACAACCACAACGACGCCGTCGAGCACCCTCGGCCGCTGCACGTGTCGTGGAATGGCCTGGTGCTGCGCCACGACGATCCGTGGTGGCGCTACCACTATCCAGCCAACGGCTGGGGCTGCCAGTGCTATGTCGATGCGCTCAACGAGCGCGACCTGCGCCGGTTGGGCAAGAATGGTCCGGATAAGGCTCCCGAGATCGTGATGCAGTCGGTGACCATCGGGCAGCGCAGTCCCGGTGGGACCCGCACGGTGCTGACGCCGGCAGGCGTCGATCCTGGGTTCGGCTACGCGCCGGGGGCAACGGCTGACCACTGGCCCAGTGGCCGCGGTGGTCCGGTCACCCCGCCTTCGTTGACCGAGCAGCTCACCTCCGCTCTGCAGAACGCCCTGGAGACGGGAGCACGGTTGCCGGCGGCGCCAGCGGCTGCCAGCGCTGCCCAGGCCTTGGCGCGGCCGCGCGCCAGGGATGCGCTGCAGGCCGGCTATGCCAGCTGGCTGGCCAGCATTGATGCCGATGCTGCCCACGCTGCCCGCTATCTGGCCGGAGCACTGTCGCCCGGATTGGTGTCGCAGCTGCAGCGTGCCGCCGTTCGCCCAGCGACGGCGGCCTTTGCCGTGTTGGCCGACCAGCTCCCCATCACTCGGCCTGGCGCGGTGGCCATCGCCGCAGCCGAGCTGCCGATTCGCCTTCTCGATGCGGTGGCCATCCTGCTGGACGCTGCCGCAGGCCGCTTGCGCTATGTGCTGGCGGTGGGACGTCCTGCCTTCATGGTGGTCGACGTGGCCATCTCGGGAACGGGCGTCAGCACGGTGCAGTCCCAGCTGCAGATGCTGATGCCCGCCGAACTCCAGCGCGGCGTTGCCGATGGCACGCTGCAGCTGCTGCAGGGAGAGATCTGATGGCACAGCTTGAGGTCACGCTTGATTCGGCAACACCTGGTCTGGCCGATGCGCTGCGGCAGCTGGAGGGCGAGGCGCACCAACTGATCTTGAAGGACTGGGGCGAGTACCTGCTGAGATCCACACGCGAGCGGGCTGCAAAGGAGCGTGACCCGACTGGACGTCGATGGCGCGCGCTTGAGCCCAGCTACAAGCGCTGGAAACAGAAGAAGCGCCCCGGCGTGCCGATTCTGAAGTTCGATTTCCACATGCTCGGTGACATGGCTTCATGGCAAACGGACGGGAACGATGCCGTCCTGGTCGGTACCAATGCACCCTATGGCGCCATCCACCAATTCGGCGGCACCATCCAACGCGCCGCGCGTCCGGCCAACATCCACCTGAAGACGGGTAAAGGCGGCAGCCGGTTCGTCAAAGCCAGTCGTGGGAACGCGCGCTACAAGCGCTCGGTCACAATGCCTTCGTACACGAACACCATCGCTGCTCGTCCGTGGCTCGGTGTCAGTCGCGAGGATGAGAAGGAGCTGCTGGATATCGCCCAGGATCACGTGAGCGGCGCCTTCGAGTGATCATCGCGCAGGAGGCGCTGTGTACGCCTCTATGCTGGGGCCGCCACACTCAGACGTCATAGGCGGCTGCTTGGTGTCTGACACGCCTCTGAAGGCCGCGTCGGTGCCTGCATCCGCGCAACAAGATCACTGCACGCGGATCGTCCATGTCTGTTAAACGTTTCTTGCAGGATGCGGTCCCAATGCGTGAGACGGCACTGCGGGAAAACTGGCGACATGAATCAATCTGTCGCTGCCCGGGAAAGTTGGAAACCAGTTTCAAAGACAGCGTGTTCTGACGCGGGAAAACTGGCGGCATGAACCAGCCCGCCGCCACCCTGCAGATCTTCAAAGCCGGCACGCACGTTGCCGAAGACGGCCGCACGCTGACCTTCAGCGAAGCCGATGTGCAGCAGATCGCCGATAGCTACGATCCGGCACTGCATGAAGCACCCATCGTGGTGGGCCATCCCAAGACTGACGATCCGGCCTATGGCTGGGGCAAAACCCTTCAGGCCAAGGACGGCCTCCTCGTCGCCGAGCCGCACAATGTTGATCCTGCCTTTGCAGAGCTGGTCAACAACGGGCGCTTCAAGAAGATCAGCGCTTCGATCTTCATGCCTGATTCGCCGGGAAATCCGACGCCGGGCAAGTACTACCTGCGCCACATCGGCTTCCTGGGCGCGCAGCCGCCGGCGGTGAAGGGACTCAAGTCGGCCTCGTTCGCTGAGGGCGACGATGCCGCCTGCTTTGCCATGTCGCTGGCCCCGCTGGGCTGGACGCTGACGGACCTGTTCCGCCGCTTCCGCGACTGGCTGATCGACACCCAGGGCCTTGAGACGGCCGACCAGGTCATTCCCGACTGGCAGATCCGTGGGATCGCGAGCAGCACACGCGATGACGACGAAGCGCGCAACTCAGCCCTCTTTGCGTCGCCATTGCTCACCCAGTTCCCGCGCAGCGCCATCGGCGCGCCAGCGCCCATCCCGGCAACGCCTCCCACTCGTGAACAGGTCAAATCGGAGATCGACCCCATGTCCCAGCAGAACACCCCGGAGCACGCCCAGCGTCAGCAGCAGCTCGACCAGCAGGCTTCCACCCTGGACGCTCGCGAGAAGGCCCTCGCCGCCCGTGAGCAGTCCGCCCGACGCGAAGATGCGGTGGCGTTCGCCGAAGGCCTGGTGAAGGAAGGCAAGTTGCTGCCCCGTCAGCAGCCGGCCGTGGTGGAGCTGCTGCTGGCCCAGCCCAATGGCAAGGAACCGCTGAACTTCGCCGAGGGCGAAACGACGGTGTCCAAGCCAGCTGAGTCGGTCCTGCGCGAGCTGCTGACCAGCCTGCCCAAGGCAGTGGACTTCGGCGAGAAGTCCGGTGGCGACGCACCCAACGCAGCGGCGAACTTCGCCGCGCCCCCGGGCACGCATGTCGATGCTGGCCGCGCGGATCTGTTCAACCAGGCCAAGGCCTACCAGCAGCAGCATCCCGGCACGTCCTGGGCGGCTGCAGTCGCCGCGGTCGGCGGCTGACCTTCCCATCCAGGAGCCCACCATGTCCCAGAACATCGCTCTGCTCACGCTGTCCGTGCTGGCCGCGGCAGCCCTCACCCACAACCGCTTCGTCTCGCCTACCGGTGGAGTCGCCGCTGCTGGCGGCAACGCCTGCGGGGTTGCGCGCTCGGATGCCGCCGTCGGGCAGTTGGCTCCGGTCGACGTCTTGGGCACCACGCAAGTGACCGCAGGTGGCGCAATCGCTGCCGGCGCCGCCCTCCAGGTAGGTGTCGATGGCAAGGCCATCACCGCCGACGCCGGCAAGGTCGTTGCCCGTGCGGCGCCTGGCGCCACGGCCACCGCCGATGGCGATGTCCTTGAAGTGATCCTCATCCCGAACTGACCGGCTAGTGCCGTAGGAGATTTACATGTCTGGACAAATGACCCCCGGCCAGGTTCGCGTCGTTGACCCGATCCTTTCCGAACACGCCCGTGGCTACCGCCAGGCGCAGCTCGTGGCCACCGCGCTGTTCCCCTTCGCCGACGTCGCCGCCTATGGCGGCCAGGTGATCGAGTTCGGCAAGGAATCCTTCAAAATCTACAACGCCAAGCGTGCCCCCGGTGCCAATACCAAGCGCATCCGCTTCGGCTATGAAGGCAAGCCGTACGCCATCGTCCCGAGCGCACTGGAAGCGCCGGTGCCGCGTGAACACATGCGAGATGCGAGCCAAGTGCCGGGGATCAACCTGAGCACCCGGGCCGTGAACATCGTGCTGCGCTCGCTGCTGCTGGAATACGAGGTGGACAGCGCCAAGATCGCCACCAGTGCCGCCAACTACGACAACGACCACAAGGTCGCGCTGGCTGGCAACAACGTGTGGTCCAACGCCGCCTCCAATCCGGCGCAGGATGTGGAAACCGGCAAGGAAGCAGTGCGAGACAGCATTGGCCTGTACCCCAACACCATGTTGCTGTCGGCCAAGGCCTTCAAGCAGCTCAAGCAGCATCCGAAGCTGATCGATCGCTCCGCCAGCACTGGCATTCGCAAGGTCACCCTGGATCTGCTCAAGCAGGTCTTCGAGATCGACAACATTGTCGTCGGCGGCGGTGTGGTTGCTGATGACAATGGCGCCTTTGGTGACGTGTGGGGCACTTCGGCTGTCCTGGCCTACGTCAGCCCCGGTGCCGACGTGAACGCCAACGTGGAAGAGCCCAGCTACGGCTATGGCTACCGCATCGAAGGCATGCCGCTGGTCGAAGTTCCCTACTGGGACAACAGCGCCAAGAGCTGGATCTATGGCGTCAGCAACGATGCCACTCCGGTCCTGGCAGGCATGGCGGCGGGCTATCTGATCAGCGGCGCCGGCAACTGATGAAGGGAGCCGGCGAAGGATCGCCGGCGTAGTTGCCGCTGACCCGTACAACCCAGCGAGCGGCAGCACCAGGCGAACGCGGGCCTGGCCGTGCGGAGCACAGCAGAACCATGCGTGACAGCCGGAGAGCACGGCACCACACCTATTCGGAGAACTCGTCGTGGCCAAGCCCCGCACTGCGCCGCCCAGCGCACCCAAGACCGTCCAGGACGACCAGCCGGCCGACGTGCCAGTCGTCACGGAAGACAAGACTGCCGACGCACCGCCGGCGACGGACGGCTTGGTGCCGGAGCAAGGCCACAGTGAGCTGGAGACCGCCACGTCGGCGGCCTCCGCAGGCGATGGTGCTGCCGTCGACCCGCTGCAGGCTGACCATCCGGCAGCGGACCAGGATGCCGCCATCGACGCGGGTGCTCCGTCGCCGGAAGCCGACATCACCATTGGGGTTGCCGCCGGTGGAGGCGATTCGCCCAATGCACTGGTTTCTGATGGTCTCTGGCTGCCTATGTGCTTTGAAGTACTCAGCCCGTTCAAGCACAACGACGTCGTCGTCAAGCCGCCGGCGTGGATCGAGATGACATGGGAAGAGGCGCAGGCCTACCAGGATGCCGGTGTCCTCGGTGACGACCCGGTCGCCCCGGAAGAGCTGGAGTAACCGGCCGTCATGTCCTACTGCACGCTCGCACTGCTGTCGGCGGCCAAGCTTGCCCAGGAGCTGGCGCAGGTGGCCACGCCGGAGCGCTATCCGATTGTGGACGATGCGCTGATGGATGCCACGCTGCTCGGCAGTGATCGCAGCGCATTCGACCCGGCCGACGTGGCGATCGCCGATGAGGCGGCCGCGCACGTGCAGCGCGCCCTGGACGATGCCGATGGCGTGATCAACGGCTACCTGGTCATGCGCAAGCCCAAGCCCTATCCGGTACCGCTGCCAGCGCCGGTACCGGGCATCGTGTCCACCTGGGCACGGTGGATTGCGCGCTACCTGCTGCACAAGGATCGAGTCAACACCGAGGAACGCACCGATCCGGTGGTGCGCGACTACAAGGAGGCGCTTGCCTTTCTGGAGAAGGTGCGCAAGGGCGAATTCAGCCTTGGTGAGGATGATCCGCTGCCGGCGCCGAGCAGCGGTGCGCCCGAGGTTTGCGCGCCGCCGCGGGAGTTTAGCCACCGCACCCTGCAGGACTACGGCCGGTGAGCACGCAGCCCTTCGACATCGGGCTGGTGCGCGATCGCATCCGCCAGGGCGTCAGCGAGAAGGAGCTGCGGCAAGTCCAGGGCAGCGCCGACTACGCCGCCGTTACAGCGCTGCGCGACTTCCCCGCGCCGTGCTGCTACGTGCTGCTGGCCCGGGAGATGCCGCTGGAGACCAAAACCGGCGTTTCGATCCCCGGCCAGCAGACGCGCCTGGCGCAGTTGGTCGAAGTGAACTTCGCGGTGGTGACCGTCTGCCGCAACTACCGCGAGCAGCGCGGGGCGCAGGTGATCGATGAGCTGCGCCTGCTGCTGGGCAAGGTTCGTCAGCCGCTGCTGGGCTGGGCACCGCCCATTCCTGGTGGCCGTGCCTGCCAGCTCATCGAGGGCAACCTCGAGGACTACGACGCTGCCACCGCCCTTTGGGTCGACGTATGGAAGACCCAAGCCGTTCTTCAACCCGAGATTCCGCGATGACTACCCAGACCACTCAGAAGCACACGATCAAGAAGGCGGGCCTGACGCTTGCGAGCAAGCCCATTGCGGAAGGCGAAACGGTGGAGCTTCCTGCCGACCTGGTGCCCTGGGCGGTTGAGCGCGGCTTCATCGACGCTCCCGACGCCGATTCTTCCCCCAATCCGTCGCGCAAGGCCAACGGCCAGGCGACTCCTGCCATCGCCCAGGAGGCGAAGTAAGCCATGTCCGATACCGAGTATTTCTCCCTGCAGGGTCGTGTGTACCTGGGCCTGCGCAATGCCGACGGCAGCCGCGCACCGGCGCGTTGGGCGTATGACGCCAGCGTCCTCGAGCTGACCATGTCCAGCACTCGTGAAACCAAGAAGGAAAGCTGGTCCGGTGTGCGCGGCGTCGGCGCTACCATGACCACCGAGCGCAACCTCGGCGTCAATCTGACCCTGGGCCAGCTCAACACCGATCACCTGGCGCTGGCCACGGACGGCACCCGCATGGAGCTGGCTGCCGGCTCAGCAGCCAACGAGGCCATTGGTACGGTCAAGCCGGGGGATGTGGTCGCGCTGGAGTATGCGGCGATCAGTGCACTGGTACTGGAGGGCGGCACCCCAGCCGCGCCGTTGGTGCTGGACACCGACTACACCGTCAACCTGACCACCGGCATCGTCACCTTCCTCACCGCTAAGACGGCGGTGGTGGCCAAGACCTATGAGTACGCTGCGCACAGCCTGGTGAAGGTCTTCGAAAGCACCAAGTCCGAGTACTACGTACTCTTCGACGGCGTCAACAGTGTTGATGGCACCACCATGCGCTTCCGCGGCGAGGTTCACCGCGTCACCTTCCCGGCCTCGGAGACGCTGTCGCTGATCAACGACACCTTCGGTGAGATTGCGCTCACCGGCGAGGCCAAGATTGACCCGGTGCGGCAGGCCGATCCGCGCTTCGGGCTGTACGCCCGTGCCCTGCTGGTGGATGCAGCCTGATGGCCAAGGTGATCGGCAATGTCGGTCAGCAGTCCCCCGGATCCGGCACTACGGATCCGGGGGCAATAGCCGGTGAGCTGGACGTGCTAGCCGGCCAGCAGCAGGGGCAGCTCGGCGAAAAGACCATCACAGTGCGCGAGTACGGCTTCTTTGAGGCCGCTCGCATCCTGCAGACCGCCGCACCACTGGTTGGGGACCTGCAGCCGCTGTTCGAAGGCACCGATCCGCCTTCCATGCTGCAGGTGATGGATGCACTTATGTCCCACCCGGATCTGATCCGGCATCTACTGGCATGCTCGATCGCAGCGCCGCCGGCTGATGCCAAGGATCACGCAGCCGAGGTGCGGGAGCAGGAAGCGTGGCTGGAGACGCTCAACGAAACCGATGGCGAGCAGATGCTGCTCTTGTGGTGGCAGGCCAATAGCAGTTTTTTTCTCCGCCGCCTGCTCCGAAACGCCGTCAGTCAAAAGGTACTCCCGTCGGTTACGGACGCGTCTTCACCGACCTGATCAACGCTGGCTACGGCCGCAGCTTTGGCGATATCGGTCGCATGACCAAGCGCCAGATATCCCTCGCCTGGGAGCACGTCCAGGCTCAGCAGCGGCGGGCACGGCGGGAGCGCATTACCGACGTCAACGCTGCGTATGCCGGCGGTAATTCGATGACCACCTTGCTGAAGGATCTGAAATAACAATGGCCTCCTCGCGCAACCTCGAACTGGCGATGCGTATCGCCCTGGACATCGAGCAGGTGCGCCAGGCGCTGCCAGTGGTCCAGAAGGGGCTCGCCTCGGTCAAGGGCGCCGGCCAGGATGCCGGCGCCGGCCTGGGCGACGTCACGAAAGAGGCGAAGAAGGCCGCTGATGCCTTGGACAGGGCCGCGCGCAGCAGTGCCGCCTCGGGCAGCCAAATGGAGGATGCTGGCCAGAAGGCGGCCGCCGGCGCGGCGGGCATGGCCACGGCAGGAGAATCGGCTAAGGCCATGTCGGCGGATGTGGCCACCGCCGCAGATCGCGTCCGAACGTCCGGCGCAGCGGTACAGAAGACAGTGGCCGATGAGATTCGCCTGATCTCCGAGCTCGATGCACGTCTGGAGCGCGGCGCGGCGAGCATGTCCGATCTGGCCGACACCGAGGCGATGCTTGATCGGGTGATTGCGCGCGGCCTGATCACCACCGAGGATTACAACAGCGCGCTCAAGGCGCTGGACAAGCAGGAAGCGGGCCTGGCTCGGTCGGAGCAACAGCGTCAGCGTGCTGTTGAGGGCGCCCTGGGGCGCTATGACAGTGCATCAGTAAAGCTGCAGAAGCTCGAGCGGGACGAGCAGGAACTCAAGGCGGCGGTAGATGCCGGCCGCATCAGTCGCGAGCAGTACAACCGCGCCCTGGCGGGCATCAACGTCCAGCGCAACGCGGTCAAGGTTGCCGAAGCGACCAGCCGCAGCCTGGGCGCCGGGGCGATCTCGGCCGGCCAGTACCAGATGGCCATGCGCCAGCTGCCGGCGCAGATCACCGATATCACCACCAGCATCGTCAGCGGCATGCCGATCTGGATGGTGGCCATCCAGCAGGGCGGCCAGCTGAAGGATTCCTTCGGCGGTGTCGTCCCCGCCGCCCGCGCACTTACCAGTGCGCTCAACCCCGCGGTGGTCGTCCTGGGCGGTGTGGCTGCCGGACTGGGTGTTGTTGGCTTTGCAGCGCTGCAGGGCTACAAGCAGCTGCGAGCCTTTGACGCCGCTGTGATCTCGACCGGCCATTCACTTGGCGTGTCCAGCGGTCAGCTCTATGCCCAGGCGAATGCCGTCGGTGCGGTCACCGGCGAGTACTCCGATGCTACGGCGGCCGCGCAGCAGCTTGCTTCCAGTGGGAAGCTGACGGCCAACACCCTATCCACTGCAATCAGTGTCGCGGTCAACCTGGCCAAGCTGACGGGCGAGTCGATCGAGGGCACCACCGCCAAGGTGATCGAGGTCTCCAAGGCGCCTTCGGCTACGCTGGCCAAGCTCAACGAGCAGTACCACTTCCTCACCGCAGCGGTGTACGAACAGGTTCGAGCCCTGGAGGACCAGGGCAAGGCGACCGATGCCGCCAAGGCCGCGCTGGAGGCGATTGCCAATGTCAGTGACCAGCGCGTCAAAGAAATGGAATCGCGGGCGGGCTATCTGGAGCAGGCATGGGATGCAGTGGCCCGTACGCTCAAGAGGGTTTGGCAAGGGCTGAAGGACATTGGCCGCACCGACTCCGAGGCGATGCTCCGCGCGGAAACTGCGGCGATGCGTGGTACGACCGAGCAGCTGCAGCAGGCGCTGAAGAACGGCAACACGCCAGCCATCAGCTACTACTACGACCTGCAGATCAAGCAGATGGACCGGCTCCGCAAGGCTCGGGCCGCCTACGATCGTGACGTCAATGCTGCCGAGAGCGCCGGCCAAGCCCAGCGCATCCAGGATGCCGGCGTCGAAGCCGCCAAGGCGATCGCATCGGGTCTGGAGGAAGGTGCCAGCAAAGCGGAGAAGCTGAAGAAGGCGACCGAAGAGGTTGCCAAGCAGTTCCGCGAGCTGCGCAAGGCTAATCCAGGAAGCGACCTCCTCAAGGGTGTCAGCTTCGGCGACGATGGCAGCGTCAGCGGCGGTGCCTACGACAAGCGGGTTGCCCAGCTGCAGGAGAAGTTCAAAGAGCGCACCCGGAAAGCGCCGAAGACGGAAGGTCAGAAGGATGAGGCCGCAGCACAGCGAGAGCTGGAGCGACTCAAGCAGCAGATCGATCTGGTCGGAACCCTGGATGAGACTCGCAAGAAAGCGACCGAGACTGCCCGCATCCAGGCAGCTATTGCTGAGGGCAACTTCCAGAATGCTTCGGCGAAGACCAAGCAGGAGTTGCTGGACGAAGCCAAGAAGCTGGATCTGGCCAACCTGCGGGTCGAGGCCGACCGCAAGATGCTGGAGATCCGCGATCGCATTGCAGCTCTGCAGGGCCGAGGTCCGGATGCGGAGTTGGCCAAGACCACGCGTGAACTGACGAAGCTGAAGGAAGAGCTGGAAGCCGCCGGACGGTCTGCTGACGCTGCAGATGTTGCCAAGCTCCTCAATCTGAGCAAGGCCAGCACGGATCTGAAGAACCTTCAGGATACCTACAACCAGGTCATGGCCGGCATCGCACTGGGCCAGCAAAGAATCCAAGTGGAGCTGGAAGCAGGCTTGATCACGCAAGCCGACGCACAGCAACGCGTGGTTGACCTGTATCAGAAGCAGAGCTCGGCCTTGCGGGATCTTGTTCCGCAGATGCGAGCAGCGGCAATGGCACTGGGAACGCCGGAAGCAATCGCCGCGGTCGATCAGATCGACCTGAAGCTCAAGGAAATGGTTCAGACCACGAACCTGCTTCAGCAAACCGTTAGGACGACGCTTCAGAACGGCTTCAAAGAAGCCTTTATGTCGCTGGCAAATGGAAGCGCCTCGTTAACTGACGCAGTGCGCGGATTCTTCTTGTCCGTTTCCAGCGGCTTGGCCGAGTTCGTGGCCGATCAGTGGTCGCAGGCGTTGGCCAGTCGAATCACGTCGATGGTGTTCGACAAGGGGGTGGATGCCGGAACTGACGCGGCCGCCGCTGCCGCGACTCAGGCTTCAGCAGCAGCTCTGTCGACTGCCGCTGCCGGCGTCACCGCCGGCGCCACGGCAGTGGCCACCAGCGCAACCGCGCTAAGCACCTCGGGCGCGGGCTTGATCACTGGGGCATCTGCGGTGACGGCTGCCGCCATCCAGATGCAGGCTGCGGCACAGGCGATGGCCGCTGCGTCGGCCGTGAGAGCGGCCGCCAGCTATGCGGTAGGCGGTTACACCGGCCCTGGCAGCAAGTATCAGGAGGCCGGCACGGTCCACGCGGGTGAATTCGTCCATCGTCAGGAAGTAGTACGCCAGCCTGGCGCCCTGGCATTCCTCTACGACTTCAATAGGGTGGGTATGGCCGCGCTTGAGCGTTGGCGTGGCTATGCCGACGGAGGGCATGTGGCAGCGATGCCCACGCTGCAGCGGTCCCCCGTGTTCACCAGCGCAGCGTCGGCGCCGCCGAGCACTGCTGCGCAGTTGGGCCTGCGCGTGATCAACCAGGTTTCGCCGGACCTGCTCGACCAGTACCTGGACGACCCCGGCAGCGACACCACCGTCATCAACAAGATCAGCCGCAACTCTGCGGCGATCCGCCAAGTATTGGGACTCTGAGCATGGCCTGGGCAACCGACACCGCCGCCAACATCACCGACCTCATGGCCCGCCTGCGGGACTTCCTGACCACCAATGCCGCCCTGGTTGCGGCGAACCAGCAATGGCAGGTGGTGGGTGGCGTGGCCAGCGGTCCGCTCGCGGCCAACGATTTTGTGTCACTGAAGGGCCGAGGTCTGGCGGGCGAGGATGACATCTACGTGTCTCTGCAGGCGTGGGTGGTGCCCGCCAGCGCTTACTACAACATGGCGATCTTCGGTCATACCGGCTACAACCCGGCGCAGCCGCGCTTGGATCCTCCTGGCTC